AGAGTATATCGAGATGCTACAACGACCCCACGCACTGATTAAGACGGCTAAGGCGAGTCCTTGCCTTGTGGAGCGGTGGAAGCAAGGGCTTGTGCCTCAAGTATGGCTAGTGAGCCCCAATGCGTCTGTAACGATGTGCTATGATGACAATGACGTTTTAAAGTATTACAGCATCACAAAGGAGGCAACCGCATGAAGTTTGTTTTTTGTAAAGAATGGCATGAGTTTAAAGTAGGTGATAGAGTACCAGCAAGCGTGAATAAGCCTTACTTGTTACGTCAAGGCTACATCAAACGATACAGTCACTTTGAAGCAGTATTAGAGCAGGAAACCGAGTCAATAGAAGCTCCCCCTATTGAAGCTCCACAAGTTGAGAAGTCAAAGGGTAAAAAGAAATGAGCTACACAGGCGACCCTAGCGACTCCCCTAAGGACTTAATTCGCTTTTTGCTACAAGACACAGTAAGCCCCTTTGCCTTCAGCAATGATGAAATCAATTCCACTTACGCAATGCAAAGCGATGACAACTACAAAACGCTTGAAACTTTGTGCGTGGCATTCATGGCTAGAGCATCCGCTAAACCTCAAGACGAAAAAATCGAGGGGCTAGGCATCACATGGGGCGATCAGGTGAAGAAATACCAAGCCTTGCGTGCCACGTTCGCACAAATGAGCCAAGCAGGCACATTGCCAACGTATAACGGTGAAACGACTACCAAGTCATCATCCCTAATGACTTATTTGGTTGAAGAAACGCCTTATGGTGCATGGCAGGGTTTGCCCCAATGAGCGTATTAAAGCGATTCGGTATAGCTTGCACGGTAAACGAGACCATCACCACAAGGGCTAGCAACGGTCAGGTAACAACGACCACGACCGCCACACACACAGGCACGGCATACCGTCAAAAAGCAAAGGCAAGCGTCCAAGCCTTAAACCCTAGCGTTTCAGGGGAGATAATCGTTCAGCTAAACGACAGCTACAAAGTCAAAACGAAGGACACGATAACGCACAACGGCACAACTAGCCAAGTCTTAAGCGTTCACACGGTAGAAACAGGGGCAGGGGTGCAATATCAGCTTTTGGGGGTGTAAACATTGCCAAGTGTTTTGGATTTTGAAATAGCACACGATGAATCACTGCGGAAGCGTGCCAAGTCGAGTTTATACGCCTTTGTGCGTATCTTTTGGCGTGTAGTGGTACAACAGGGGGAGTTCCAAGACAACTGGCACATTCAAGCGATATGTGAACATTTGCAAGCCCTAGCGGAAGGCAGGCTAGCGAATAACCGCTTAATGATATTCCTTCCACCCCGACACGCTAAAAGCATAATCGTAAACGTGTTCTTGCCAGCGTGGGACTGGACGAATAACCCTAGCAGACGTTTTGTTTCAGCATCCGCTAAAGCCGATTTAAGTGACAGGGATGCTCTTAAAGCACGACAGCTTATTGAATCCGAGTTTTATCAAAGGCTATTCGGTTCTGTTGTAAAGCAAGGCGACAAATGGGGAGAGGCTTATTATGCAAACACAAAAGGGGGGAGCAGGCGAGCGATCACCACATCAGGCGGTACTGGTCAGGATGCAGACTTTCTCTTATGTGATGACCCCCTAGAGGCACAGAACGCACGAAGCCAAACTTATCGTGATTCATCTTTTTACTGGTACGACTCCACGTTTACCACAAGGGGAACTAAAGCCGAGAATACGCCACTCGTGCTAGTGCATCAAAGGCTACACGAGGACGACATAGCAGGGCGGATATTAGCAAATGAAGCCTATTCTAAGTACTATGACGTGCTTTGTTTCCCTGCGTTGTACGAGTCAAACCACCCAGTGCAAACCAAGTCATCACTTGGTTTCACAGACCCTAGAACGCAAAACGGCGAGCTTTTATGGGCGGAACGATTCGGCGACGTATGGGCGGAGCAAGAGAAAGCAAAAGGTGCAAGGCACTTTAATAGCCAGTTGCAACAAAGACCAAGCGTAGCAGACGGTGAAATCTTTAAAGGCTATATGTTCCCTAAGGTGGACATTTCTATGAATGCCATTGTCAACGGATGCGATGAAATGCTTTTAAGTGTCGATGCAACCTTTAGCGATTCAGAGTTAGCCGACTGCGTAGCAATAGGCGTATTCGCACGGTATAAGGGGGAATGGTATTGCGTCAATGGTGTAAACGAAAAAATGGACTTCCTTAAGACGCTTCAGACGATTAAAGATATGATGCTTATTTACCAGCCTCACACCTTGCTTATTGAGAAAAAAGCAAACGGCGATGCGGTGATTCGTGTCTTGCGGGATCAGGGCATTCAAAACGTGGTAGCCATAACGCCGAAAGAATCTAAAGAAGCAAGGGCGGAGGCAAGCGTGGTATATTTAACACAAGGAAACATCAAGTTTTTAAACAATGCGTTTACGGATGCCTTGATAGACCAAGCGATAGCATTTCCTAATCGCAAGGATGACGACATGGTGGACGCATTGACACAGTTTATCAATGCTAAACTGAATAAGAGACAATCAGGTTCAAACGTTTCAATAATGGGCGGATTCTAACATGCTAAATTGGTTCAACAAAAAGTTTAAGGTTTCAAGCAAAGCAACCGAGCAGAACATTCAAACAGCGTCATCCTCATGGCAACCCTACATGTATTGGGGTTCTGAACAAACAACACAACTTAATAACCCAACAGATGCGAGGGGATGGATTCAGCGTTTTGATAACATGTTGGAAACAGACACTATCACCCGAGCCTTTGTTATGGTGCTTCAACTTTTGATGACGACGCTTAACTTTCACATTCAGGAAACAGACGAAGACGAAGAAAACGAGGAGCGGATCGAGTTAGCTAGTGAGATGTTTTTGCATTGGGGCGGTGGAGATTTTAAAGACTTCTTGCGAAACTATGTATCCACGTTTATATTCGGATTCAGTATTTTTGAAGTCATTCTTAAAAAGGGTGAAACAGGCTACGAACTAGAAAACCTTGTTTTTCATCCACAAAAGTATTTAACCGCCAAGTTTAAAGATTCTTACGAGCTAGAAGGCTTTGATTCACAACTTACGACGGAAACAATCCCTATAAGCCAGTGCGTTTATGCACAAGGCATAGGAAACTTCAATCACAACGTCTATGGTCAAAGCATTCTTAAATCAGCTTATTTCCATTTTAAAAACAAATGTTTTTATTTAACTAAAGAAAACCGCCAAGCTCAAATCAACCTTGAAGGTGTGCCAGTCTTTTTCGTGGACAACACAGGGTCAGATGAAGAGACGCAACGCAACCTAGAAAACGCAAAGGCTCAAGCCTTGAATTATAAAAATGGCAACGCTTACGGTTTTATACTTGGCTCAAAAGTGCAGAAAGACATAGACGGTAAAAACTCAAGCGTTCGGGCGGAAGATGTAAAACTGATGAGTGTAGAGGGTTCTAAGTTCATTGACACAAACGAGCTTGTAAAGCGTGAAGAAAACGCAATCGCTAGAGCTTTAATGGCAGAGTTTTTAGTCATGGTGGGGCAGGATTCAGGTAGCTATGCACTAGGCAAAGAAACCACGTCAATGTTTAAACTACTGGTTGAAGGGATAGCACAACACCTTTGCGATACGTTTAATCATCAGATTATCAAGCCGTTATGGGTGCTTAATGGTGGAGATATAGACGACATCCCCGAGTTGACTTATGACAGCGTGGACTTGACACTAGACGGTATGGCAACGTTTATTAACGCCTTAAGCAGTGCAGGCATAGTGTTGACCCCAAGCCAAGAAAACTATTTATTCGACTATGCAGGCATCCCTAAGCCTAGCGTGGAAGAAAAGGTAGAACAGGCACAGCAAGCCTTGATGATGAATCCGATGAATCCACAAGGGAGCAATGAGCCTACTTCGAATGAGCCTTTAGATGAAGAACAGGACTAAATAAAAAACCGCCCCTATGGTCGAGAGCGGTAAACTATGAGAGTTAAATAGGAAATCGAAAGGATATATAAAACCAACATTCGCTTTCAGTATAGCACATTTTTAAGGGGATGCAATGATAAGCCGTAACAGGTTAGAAGAAAAGCGTCAAGAAGTCCTAAGGCTAGCGGATGCAAAGATAGGATACGTCTCTAAAGCATGGTTAGAATCCGTGCAAGCCGTGCGAGATATGGCAACGTTGGAGCAACTAGCAACCGCCTTAATGAACAATGACGTTTACGCTATACAACGCATATATAGCCCCGATGCGGTACAGTTACAGTTAACAGGCTTTAAGGACGCACTAACCAACGTTTACACCGTCAACGGCGTTAAACTAGCCTCACAAGTCCCACAAGCAGGGATTTATTTTAACCAAGTAAATCCCAGATTGGTGGATATAGTCAACACATGGACGAATAACTTAATCACCAACGAAACACAAGCAACCATTCAACGGATAGGGCAAGAAATAGGAAAAGCCACGTTGCAAGGCAAGAATCCGCTTGTGGGGGCAAGAAAAATAAGGGATAGCATAGGCTTAACGCCTCAACAGGTGAAGGCGGTACAGAACTATGAGCGTGCCTTGCGTGGCATGGGGAATCCTAAGTCCTACACCCTAAGAGATAAGCGTTTGGATACCAAAAAGCTTCTCACGGAGGAAATGATAGAAAAGCGTGTTGAGCGGTACAG